CAGAGTGTTGGAATGGAAATATTAATTGCCATCATGAAGCAGCTCCTAGAGGATCAAAAACTGGAACGCAGGGAAAGAAAGGAAATTATGAAAGGAGTAAAATACCTACTGAGTTATGCATGGAGATTATAACTAGAACATATTTAAAAATAGATTAATATTAATATTATGGAAGAAATTTGGAAAGAAATAAATGGATATAATGGTTTATATGAGGTTAGTAATTTAGGCAGAGTAAGGAGCTTAGATAGAACAGTTATAACTAGCACAGGCAGTAGAGCATATATTGGTAAAATATTAAAGCCTGCTTATGATAGTTTTGGTTATTGTGTTTATGGATTATGTAAAGAGGGTAAATCAATTAATAAGAGAGCGCATCAATTAGTAGCAATAGCATTTCTTAACCATACACCAAATGGATTAAAATTAGTTATAGACCATATAGACGGAAACCCTAAGAATAATAACTTAAATAATTTACAATTAGTTACACATAGATTTAATATTTCTAAAGGAAGTAAGGGTAAATCAAGCAGTATATATACTGGTGTTACATGGCATAAACTTAAGCAAAAATGGATGTCATCCATAACTTATGAAAAGAAAACATATTATTTAGGATATTATAATTGTGAATTGATAGCGAGTATGGTATATGATAATAAACTAAGAGAATTATCGAATGCCTAGATGTCGCATATGTAAACAAAAGTTTGAATATAAATGGAGTTCTTTTGAAAAGACCTGCCTAGATCCTAGCTGTATTTTAGAATATAAAAACAAAGTAAAAGCTAAAGAGTGGAAACAAGAAAAGAAAGTTTTAAAGGAAAAGCTAAAAACTTATTCCGACCATGTTAAGGAGTTACAAGTAATAGTAAACAAATACGTTCGACTTAGAGATAAAGACAAAGGGTGTATAAGCTGTGGAACTCCATTAACTGGAAAGTATGACGCAGGGCATTACTACAGCGCAGGAGGAAACCCTGAGTTAAGATTCAATATAGACAACATACATGGGCAGTGTGTATATTGCAATCAACACAGACATGGGGCATTATTAGACTATACCGAAAGGCTACCAAATAGAATAGGACTGTGCAGATTTGAAGAACTAAAAAAGTTAAGAGGCAAGCCCATGAAATACAGTATTCCTGAGATAATCGAAATGAAGGTAATTTTTAAAGACAAAATTAAGAAGTTATGAAGCAGCTAGACCTCTTAAAACATATTGATAAAATAAACCCACCAAAGAAACTAATTCATGACAATTACGTTATCAAAAATATAAGACAAAAAAAATTACTATATTTACAGACGTGAACGAGGAGTTTATAAAAGAAAAAAGGCAAGTAATAGAAACAGCTTGTAAGAATATTTGCAAACATTCTGACATTTGGAAAGACTTAGCTCAGGAGGTTAACATATATTTTCTAACGAATGAACTACCTAGTAACCTCAACAAAATAGATGGGTTTATATTTGTAGTTGCTTATAAGATGTTTCACTTGTCAGGTAGCGAGTTTAACCGTTTACATTTTGACAATGTTTTAAGAGAATCTACAGAGTTAGACTATTTAAAGTTAAAAGATATTCCTTATATTAGTAACAATGTTTATAAGGAGTACCTAGAGCAAGTTAAACAACTGGACGAAATGGAGCGTATTTGGGTTGAGGAAATAGTAAAGAGAAACCTATCAATAAAACTATTTAGCGACCATACAGGTATTCACAGAGCCACAGCAAAAGAACGAATGGAAAGTATATATAACAAATTAAGAAAACAAAACAAATGAATATAATTATAATTTCAATACTAGCAGTACTAGCATGGACTAGTCTATTCAAGCAAACCTTTACAACTAAGGAGGGGTTTAAATATGTTTACGAACCGATAAGTAAAATACTTTACACTTTAGACTTTAAACCTTTAAACTGTTCTTATTGTTTGTCTTTTTGGATAGGCCTATCCTTGTCTATTGCTTTTATAGATTTAAGCTACATGGTAATATTTTTATACTTTGAAATTAACAGGTAATGAACTACAGAGAACTTAAATGGGGAGCTTTGAAAAGCTATGCAACTAAGCTAGGGATAAACACTAAGGGAATGACTAAGGTAGCTTTATTAGATTGCCTAGCTGCTATGCCTGAGGAAGCGCACGAAGTAGGGGAGCTAAAGCCATTTAAAGGTATTAAACAAGAGCACCCTTTGTTTAACGAGGTAGAACCTTACTTGCCTTATTTGAAAGCGTATAAAAAGTTGAATGCAATTAGTAGAGACCCTAAAGTTAACGAGGCAATAGCTACTTTGTTTTTAAAGTACATAGAGCAAGACAAAAATATTAGGTTAAACTTAGGTTGTGGAATATGTAAGCAAAGGTATTACCAAAGAATGATAGCAGGGTATAATAGATTGGTGGAGGAGTATGGAGGAGAACGTATATAGCTACTGCCTAGAAGTGCATGAGGATGGACAGCTCTACATGGTTACAGAATACATGAACGGTTATATAACTATATGGCCTGCAAATGCAACTATAGAAACAGAAGGAGAAGTATATTTTATAAATTTACATGAAGATTAAACGAAAACACTATAAAGCTCTACAGTATGCCTCTTTAATTCAGAGGTGGAAATACTTACCCAGTAATTTCATTTTTGAAGTAGTGCAAAATAGCGAGGTAAACGAAACAATGTTAAACAGAAATAGAATAGAGCAGAATGTTAAAAGAATATAAAGAAATGGACTGGAGCAAAAATTACACATACAAAGACAAAAAGATATACATAAGTCATGAGACTAAGAAGTATATTATCTGTTCTTTTAATGAGAATGGACAAGGAAAGTTTAAAGTAGACAAAACAGAGTTCTATGGCTAGACATTTAATTATTTTTTTCTCTGCTTTGTTCTTAGAAATAGGTAGCACAATGTACATTAATAGTGTAGCAGACAAAGCAATGATTAGTACAATGTTTTGGGCGTTCTTAGGGCCTTTTATAGCTTTACCTTTTGCAGGCTTTGTAGCAGATGCTAAAACATGGTTAGAAAGATTCTACTTAGCTTTGTCATCTTCTTTAGGCTATACAGTAGGAGCGTTAATAAGTATGTATTTTATATTAAAGTAATGGACAAGGAACTAACACCCAAAGAGCAAAAGTTTGCAGAGCTATGTGTAACACTAGGTAACCAAACAGAAGCGTATAGGCAGGCTTTTGAGCCTACTAAAAAGGATGCTGAGTGGCTAAGAATTAATGCTTCACAGTTAGCAAACCAAACTAACATAAAGCTAACTATCAACAAACTAAAGGGAGAGCTATCAGAAACTCATAAAATAGACAGGGCATTTATCTTACAGGGGTACTTACAAATCATTTCAGATGCAGACTACACCTTCCAATTAGGGGCAGACAATACGCTAACCAAAGAAGACAAGCAAGCCTTTTATAGGATAATGAACCAAACTAAGAACACCGATAAGATTAGAGCCTTAGAGGCTATTTCCAAAATGATGGGATTGAACGAACCCGAAGTGATAGAGCATAAGCATACTGTTAAAACTTATAAAACTAACTGGGGATAAATTGGAGGAGGTAGATTTATATAGACCACATCCTAAACAAAGGGAAATACATAAGGCACTAGACACAGATATAAAGTATTGTATAGTTTCTATTGGTCGGCAATTTGGGAAGTCTACACTAGGCGAAAACCAATCTATTAAATGGGCTCTAGAAAATAGCCGATGGAAGATAGGGTGGGTATCTCCAATATATAAGCAAGCTAAGAAAGTTTTTAAAGACATAGAGAAAGCTGTAGCAGGATGTCCGTTTATTACAAACGTAAATAAAGGAGATTTAATACTAGAGTTCGATACAGGTAGCACAGTTCAATTCTACTCAGCGGATGCATACGATTCTATAAGGGGAGAAACCTTTGATGCTTTAATCTGTGATGAGTTTGCTTTCTTTAAGCCCGAAGCATGGAATGAAGTACTAAAAGCTACTGTATTGGTTAGAGGTAAAAAGGTACTTATCTTATCAACTCCAAAGGGTAAGAATCAATTTTATAATTTGTTCAATTTAGCCGAACACAATAGCAACTATATTAGCTTCAGAGGTAGCAGCTACGACAACCCATTTATAGACCCCGAAGAAATAAGAGAAGCAGAAAGGAACTTACCCGACCATGTATTTAAACAAGAGTATTTAGCGGAGTTCTTAGACAATGGGAGTAGTGTATTCAGAAACATACAAGAGTGCGTTAAATCGTCTGTAAACACGTCTAGCCTTTACGCAGGGATTGACTTAGGTAGGTCAGATGATTATACTGTATTAACTATTGTCGACAGTAACAATATAGAAGTCTATTCAGAAAGGTGGAGGCATATGGAATGGAGTAGTATTATTAATAACATTGTAGAGCAGTTAAACCACTACAGACCTAATACATTAATAGAAAGTAACGGAGCGCAAGACGCTATATTTGAGCAGATCCGGAATAAGGTAGCTTATAATAAGAACTCAATACAACCTTTCGTTACTACATCCAAAAGCAAACAAAATATAGTAGAGGACTTAATAGTAAAGTTTGAGAATAAGGATATAGGTATAATTGGCTACGACTGGCAAATAAACGAACTAGAAGTATTTACCTATGAGTACAACTTAAAGACTAGAGCAATTAAGTACAGCGCCCCTGTAGGCTTGCACGATGATTATGTAATGTCAAGAGCAATAACAAACCATGCTTTAAAAACAATGAAAGCAACAGGGAAGTATTTTGTATATTAATTATACAACTATTAAATAATTTTACAATAGACAATATGAGAATACCAAAGAGCCTAAAAGAGGTACTTGTAAAAGATTATATTAAAATCAATAAAATAAGGAGCGCAGAGTACGACAATCCTTTCACAAGGACAATCGACCTATTGTGTATTTTCAATAAGAGAGAGGACGTTTTAAAATGTAAACCTTCTGAGTTAGCTATAGACTTGAGCCATTTATTAGTTGAGCCTAGTAGAATATTAAAACAATATTTTACTATTAACGGTAAAAGGTACGGAATAGTTAATCATATTAACGATTTAGAAGCAGGGCAGTACATGAGCTTTACAACTTACTTGAAAGGCTTTGCAGATAACCCAAACGTACACATTGAGCAGATGCCTGACATATTAGCTAGTGTTATCTTTCCAGTCGACAAGAATAATAAGGTTATGGCTATTGAGCCTAGTTACTTTAGAAACCTAGCAGATGACATAAGAAACACTATGTTTATTGAAGATGCGTACGGAATTTGTGTTTTTTTTTGCAATCTATCTCGGAGCTTAATGAGCTTTACTCAGGACTATTTGAGTCAGAAAATGGAGAGCATGACAGAGCAGAGCAGGAGCGCGATTTTGGAGGTGGCGAAGGATTTGGAGAAAGATGGGGGTGGATTGCCACACTCGATAGCCTCTGCAATGGAGACTTTACGAAAAGACCATATTACGAAAAAATGAATGTAATAGAGTTTCTGAATATTTGCTCTTATGTAAAAGAGAAACAAAAAGCAGAAACAGCACAAAGAAGGATTGAAGAACTTAAAAGAAGATGAGCGAAATAGCTACACCACATAGCACAATAAGGCAAGTACTAGAGGAGTTTGGAGAAGAAATGATAACAGAACTTAGAGCACAGCTAGTTAAGGATAAGGCGTATGTTTCAGGTAACTTAGCGGAGCAAATAGACTTTACTGCTGTGGTTAATGGGCAAGGTTACTTATTTCAGCTTAAACTAAAAAAGTATTACGATTATGTAAACAAGGGAGTAAGTGGAACGGATAGAAAAAGGAACACACCTTACTCTTATATGTCGGCTTCTAAAATACCTTTTTACTTTGCAAAGCAATGGATGAATAATAAGAATTTATTTGTAGATAAAGGAACTACGATAACAAGTCTAGCAGGGAAAAAATACAAAGCAGGAGATAGAAACTCACAAGCGTTTGCAATGGCTAGAAGTTGGAAGCAGAACGGAATAAGAGGCAACCACTTTTATGACAAAGTAGTAACAGAGCAAAGACTAGATAAACTTAGAAAAGATTTAACAACAGCAGGAGGAGAGGACTTACGAGCAGTAATAACTGAGCAATTCAAAAAACTAAAATAAATGGCAATAACTATACATGCAAATCCTAAAGACTTTGCACCTGTTTACAACAAAATGGAGTACCTAATTAGTTCGACTAATACAAGCGAGCCAAACTTTGCTTATTTAGTAGATATCTATATTAATGGCTCGGTAACTAAGACAGTACGTTTAAGAATACCAGTAAGGCCATCGGACAGTAAAGGAAAGGTAGACATTCACAGAGTTCTAGAATCGGCTCTTACAAGCAATGTAGGAAGTCCAACAGGAACAGCAGGAACATACGAAGCTGTAAATAGTTCACTTTCTTATGTAGTTGAGTTTGGAGAGGAATACGGCACAACTGTAGTACAATATCCCAACCTAACTACTGACTCTAGCAGAAAGGCTTTTAATGCTTCTTTAGAGAAACGACCTTTTATAAATTGGGATGTAACAGAATACGAAATGGATGGTATTACTAAGAAGTTCTTAACTAACATGCCTGACAATAATAAAGTATCTATTGACTCGCATGGGTGGCTATACTTTAAAGAAGAAACAGTACTTTCTATTTATACAGTAGTAACATACAATTCTAGTGGTACTCTTATTAGCTCGTTTAAAATAGATGCTACAGCTACAAGCGGAGACATTCAATTTATACCTAGTTCACCTGCTTCATTAAACAATATAGACAACGCTAATATAATACTAGGTTCTCAACCAATTATAGATTCAACTGTAGCCTCGTATAAAATATGCTTAGGCTTAGTATCTCCTTTGTCTAGCTCAGAGACTAGAACCTTTCAAATAGAGGAGTCTTGTAAGTACAATAGTAATACTTTAATTTTTCAAAATAACTTAGGAGCATTTGATAGCTTTACATTCTACAAAGGCGATATGTCAACTACAGACATAGAACGCAAGGACATGAAAGTAAACGTGGACAACGTAGTAAGCAATGATATAGTGTATAGTATGAACGAAAGAGAGAAAGTGACTTACTATACTAAGAAAAGTGAAACTATTAAGCTAATGTCAGACTGGATAACAGAGGAAGAGAGCAACTGGTTACTAGAATTAATTTCTAGCCCTGAAATATATTTACAGGAAGGGAACGAACTTACAGCAGTAGCTAAAATAAAGGCTACAAACTACGCAAAGAAAAAAGTAGTACGCGACAAGTTATTTAAAATAGATGTAGAGCTAGAGCTAGGGTATGATGACTACAGACAAAGAATGTAAATGGTTACAGAGAAACTTATAATAAACGGAGTAGACATCCCTTTAATTGATGGGATAGGCACAGTACTGAATTATAGTATTAAAGATATTGAGCAACCAGATAAAAGGAAAGCTAGTTTCTCTAAGACTATTAAATTACCACAGAGCAAAGTTACTAGCGACCTATTCAATTTTATATTTGAGATTAATAGCGATAGCACATTTAATCCTAACCTTAAAGCAGATGCTATTTATTTGATAAATGACATTGCAGTATTTAAAGGAATAATACAACTAAAAAAAGTTAATAAGCTAGATAATGAGCATTATACTTATGATGTTATTTTGTTAGGCGAGTTGGCTAATATATTCACAGAGTTTGGAGATGACTATGTAGATGACCTAGACATGAATTGGTACGAATTAGACCATCAATATACTATCCAAAGAATAGCCGAAAGTTGGGCAACATCTTACCAGTTGAATGGCGTTAGCGTGCCTTATGTCAAAGGCGATGGATATATTTGGCCGATGATAAACTACGGAAAGGATGCCAACGACTTTGCATGGTTAGTAGAGGACTTTAGGCCTGCGGTATTCGCTAAAGAATATATAGACAGAATGTTTAGCGCAGCAGGCTTTGAATATGATTCTACTTTTTTTAATAGCCAATATTTTAGGAGCTTAATTATTCCTTTTAGTGGTAAAGAGTTTACTTTTTCAAGTAGCAACCTAAACAATTTAAACGTAATAACAAACACGCCTTTATATGACTCTACAGGCACAGATACATCTACTACAGAGGGTACTTATGAGCTAATTAGAAATACTGTAGAGGTATCAGATATAGACAACCAATACAACCCTGCTAACGGTAAATTCACAGTAGCATCAGGGAACGATTCTACTTATGAGATAACAGGCTATATAGATGTGCTTGTATCTGCTTCATCTGGTTTAGCTGCTACCTCTGACATGATAAGTACTCTACAAGTGACTTTATCTGTTTTCGTTAATGGTACAGAAGTAGACCAAGTGAAAGGCTTTAGAAGAATAGACCCCTCTATCCCTTTTCCTACTACTGCATACAGCTTTACTTTAAATCAGGAACACTTAAACCAAATAGTAAATTTAGCAGATTTACCCGATTCGCAATATACAAACATAAACACGCCTATAGATAGAATAAGAATAGAAACTATACAAAACTTATACTCAGGGGATGAAGTAACTCTAAAAGTGAAAGCGGAGTTTATTCCGGACGCAGGAGAAACTAACAATTTTGTAGATGGAGCAGGAAATGAGTCTACAGGTAGCTTGTCGGTAGAATTAGATAGCACTAGCAACTTCTCTGTAATTCCTTTAAGTAATACTTATTTAGGGCAAAACACAATAGAGTTTAGAAACTCAATACCTAAGAAAGTAAAGAAAAGAGATTTCTTTAAGGCTATTGTAGAAATGTTTAATTTATATATTGAACCCGATTTAGACAATCCTAAGAAATTATACATAGAGCCTAGAGAGGATTACTATGTTTCAGATGTCGTAGACTGGAGCGGTAAGCTAGATGTGAGCAAAGATATAAAATATGATATGCTAGCCTCTAAAAATAAGTCTAGGTATAACTACTCTTATAAAAGCGACTCGGACTATTATAATAAACTATACGAGGACACATGGCAGAGAGTTTATGCTAATAGAGAAATAGATATAGATAATGACTTTAATAACGATTCGTACTCTCAGAATGTAATGTTTAGCCCTACTCCATGTGTTGGCGATATAGTACATGATAGAATAATACCTACTATTATAGGAGTTGACAAAGACTTACAGCCAGTTAGAACCAACGCAAATATAAGAATACTATATTACGGAGGAATGAAGTCTACTAATCAATCATGGAATTTAAGAATAGTTAATTCTTTAGGTACTGTATTGTCTAGTGTTTCTTATACAACCTATCCTTATTCGGGGATGTGGGATGACCCTTATAGCCCTACAGAAGACATAGGCTTTGGATTGCCTAAAGAAATATACTACGATAGCACTTTTGGAACTATTACCGTAAGTAACAATAACCTCTATAATAAATACCATAGAAAGGAATTAGAGGAGCAAACAGACAAAGATAGTAGACTAGTTACAGCATACTTTTTATTGAATCCTACAGACATTTATAACTTAGACTTTAAGAAGCAATACTTTTTTGATAATGCTTATTTCAGATTACAAGAGGTAAAGTATATACCTAACAGCTATGAAGTAAGTGAATGTAAATTTTTAAAACTAAAAACAGCGCAAACTTTTACAGCTACTACCAAACCATTAGTAGGAGGATATACTGAAGACATAGCAGATGAAAAGATGCCTGCAAGCTCTTATAAGATAATGTCAAATAATAACATACTAACAGAAAAGAGCGCAAATGTAAAAGGCTTTGGCAATAACATAAATAGAACATCTAGATATGTCGACATCGTAGGAGATAATAATAAAGTAAGTTCTAATTGTGTAAATATAAACATACAAGGTAATAACAACCTAGTAGAGTCTAACCTTAAAAATGTAACATTAATTAACACCTCTAATACAACTGTAACAGAGTCTAATGTAACTTATGTTAACGGAGAGATAAGAGGAGCAGGGAGCGTAGTAAGTATTACAGCAGACACTACAGCAACGGAAGAGGTTAAACTATATTTATGCGATGCGAGTGGTGGCAATATAGATGTAACCTTACCAACTAACCCAACGCAAGGCAAGACATGGAACTTTAAAAAGGTGGGAAGTTCAAATACTGTACGTATTAAATCTTCTGCTCCTGTGTTAATAGATGGCTCAGATACTACAAGTTTAACAGCTAATCATAAATCGGTAGTAGTGCAATTTGATGGAATAAACTACAAAATAATAGAATAACATGGCAGACGAGAAAATAAGTTTAGAATTATTTATAGAAGCTGACAAAGCTAGTATGACTCTAGGAGACTTAGAGGAAGGCTTTGAGCAAATGAGTGAACGACTTAAAAAAGTAGGCAGAGGGAGTGAAGAGTTTAAACAACTTTCTAATGCTATGGCTAAAACTAGCGCAGAGATTAAGAATATAGAATTAGGCTTTGAAGGTTTAGACAGAGAACAGGTAGCTAGTGAGCTAGGAAGTGTAGCAGGAGCAGTAGGGGACTTAACAACATCCTTTATTTTATTAGGTGGAGAGAATGAAACACTAGAGCAGATAGGGCAAAATATAGAAAAGGCTATACTTATTTCTATGGGCTTGAAAGGAGCTATTGAAGGTATAAGCTCGGCTCAAAAGCTATGGAATAATGTACTTAAACAAAGTGAAGCAGCGCAGGAACTTTTAACCCTTGCTACTAAAGGATGGGGAAAGGCATTAATAGCAACTGGAATAGGTGCTATAATTGCTTTAGTGGCTACTTT